TTTCATTCGTTGGGCCATTGTCCTCTCAGAACCATAAGTCCTATGATTGCATAATTAGCAAGGTCAGCAAATGAATCTTCGAGAGGTTCGTTGAGACCTTCCTGCTTGTTATCTATTAAGTTGTTAATACGAGCCATCTTATCCCACATGCGTACACGTAACCCATTGACTGGACCACCTGGTGCTAGTGCGATATTCTTTGGACCGTAATCATTATGCTTGCGTAAAAGCAAGCCAGCGAGTTCATCAAAGGATGCCCACACATTTAATTCAAATTGGGTAGGCTCTCTAAAGTCAGTGTCTAGCACTGGTTTTTCACTCATTTTCTTTCAGCAACCCCTCTATGCCTTCCATCAAAGAAGACATCTCAGATTGTACTACAGCCTCGTGTATGAACGCATCTAGGTCATCGCCACTTGCGTTAATCATCAACAGAGTTGCATTCTGTACATGGTCGTACATGCCTTCTGTATCACCAACATTAGCCATCACATTAAGGATGCTAAGGAACTCAAAGAGATCAAATGAGTAGCGTTTATTCAAGCGCACTCCCCAACCATACTCAATTCCACAGTGTTCAAGGAACTCAAATATGTCACAACTCTGGAAGTCACACTCGGCTTGTTCGCATACAAAGTGTCCGTCTTTAGGCATTAACATTATTGAGCACTCTCAATCTTTTGTTTGAAGTAATCTGCTCCATGAATCCTGTACATAGAGTTAACATCTTCACCCTCTGGCATCTGTACAACAACCAAATTCCCCAGTTCTCGAGAGAGTGATTTGCCAAATTCCGTACCTGCATTGTCTCCATCTGCAAATAGGAAAACTTTATCGAAGTCAGCAAGGATTCTGCCGTAGTGTTTCTTCCAATTGTTCACCCCTGGTACACCAACCGCAGGTATCCCGCAAACATTATCCAACGTGATCGTGTCAATTTCACCCTCGCATATAGAAATATATGTGGTTGCGCGGAAGATCGACGCAACGTTATAGAGGTGCGTAGTCGCACCCGATAGTCCCATATATTTTGGCTCTGACAAGTCCAACGACCTGAATCGAAGGTCAACCACCCCCGAACGCGTGAGGTAGGGAATAGATAAACGGTTGACATATTGTTCATGCCCCGTAAGCGGATCTAGCACGACGCCCAAGCGAGCCTTGGTTGCTTGCTCCAGAGTTATCCCCCGTTCTGCGAGGTAATCCTCCGCTTCGTGTAGTGCTGCGTGATAGTACTTCGCCGCGCGCGTTAAGGATTCCCTTTGCGATGCTGATTGCTTCATTGAACTTTACCCCCTCTTTAGCCATGATGATTGCGAATCCATCGCCTTTCATCTGACATGCAAAACAACAAAATGCATTCTCTTCTGTGCTAGCAGATGCAGAAGCATGTGAATCTTCATGGAATGGACACTTCATAGAAAACCAACCATGTCGAGTTGGTACTCTTGCGCCATAGTGTTCTAGTATCGCACTGATACTTGGCTTATCGTACTTCATCTCCCATAGCCTTTCGTAGTAATTCTATCCAGACAGATACTGGCATACTTGCGTACCAATCCGCAGGTGAACCTTTACCTCGGCGCTTATGAATTACTACACCAGTCCATGCTTTAGCATGCTTAGTTTCTAAAATCATTTCTTCTATCCAACCAGCAAGTGCCATCTTTGCATGATCTTTAATTTCAATGCAGACACCATTAACGCCAGCGATATCTCCTTTATCTTCCGTGGCTCCCGCAAGCCGACGTTCTGCATACGGGAACCACGTTTGAAGATATTTCACTACATCGCGTTCTGCTTTAGAGCCTTTGGCTTTAGCAGCACTGCTCATTAGTACCAACCATTTCTGTTATGAAAGGCTAGTGCCTTTGATGGAGACCCATAACGGGTCTTGATGTAGCGTAAACCTAGGTCGATTTGACGAGCCATAGGTGTTTTCTCAGACATGTTTAGTATCTGAGGTATACCATACGCAGTTGAAGTAGGATTATCTGCTGTGTAATCCCAGCGAGATTCCCTATTCCAAAGAGTATAAAGTGATTTCCACTCATAATTACTCTTGTATATAGCCATAACTTTCGCGCGTCCGATACGCTTCGCAGCCTTCTTCATATATCCAATCGATGCCTCGCATGGGTGCACCGCACTCATTTGAACCATCTCGTTTATATGTTGAAGAGAAAACATCGCACCCACAGTGTGTGGCAGTGTACCCACAAAGACTACACCAGCCATTATCCACGCGTATGTTGTTAGTTTCATTATTACTCCTCAATTGGGGCAGTTGCCTGTGTTCCACAGTCAGCACACTCCATATCTCTGAAATACATCCCAATTGTACCATCCTCTGCGAATGTTACCTTGAGATGCCATACGAAACTCCCACAAATGCATACCGTAGTTGGCTCACCACGGATATCCATCGCCCTAGAATAATCGGGTTTAAGTTCCGATATATCCTTACTCGTCAAAATCATCCTCATCATCCTCATACCAATCTGGCGTAGGTTGAGTAGGACTTCCCCAATCGGGAAGCGGTATGATCGTTGACATAATCACGACCTTTCTGGAATGTCGGAGACATCCATTATTTCGGGATTAAATTGCAACCAAAAAGCCGTATCCCCAGAGGGGTCTGCTTTGCCATATCGGTTCTTGACTGGTGCTACTGCTATATAGCCAGGAGCATTAGTGCCGACTGTACAAATCAGAGCAGGAAGTTGTGCCACCATGCCTTGAAGAGCACTACGTGGTTGACAAGGATTTCCTACATACGATTCTTTGGTGTGGTGTAAAACAAGAACGGCAGCATTGGTATCCCTTGCCAAATACTTTAGTTCTTTAATTGTGGAGCGCATACTCGCAAACTCTTCCCCACCATCGTTAGCAACATCCATAAGGTTGTCGACAACGATGAGAGTTGGAGCACACCCCCACAATTCCTCGAAGGCAAGTACCTCTTGGTCAATATCAACCAGCGTTGGCGCTGATTCAAATGACCAAAAGATATGCCCCGAAGCCTCGTTAATTATTCTACGACTATTATCAACATCATTGTTCAGCATATTCTCTGCTTCACTCTGAGGTTTTCCAGTAATCATAGATAGTAAACGCATAGCCATTGTATGCGCGTTTGTGTCGGCACTCACATAGAGCGTTGGCACTTTGGAACGCAAAGCCAGTGCAAGAGCAAGGGTCGACTTACCAGCACCAGGAGTGCCAGCAATCATCGAAATCTCTGCTCTACGAATAACAACTTTATTCGCATCAAAGGTACGAAAGATACTTGGTAGCGGTTCGCCACCGATATCTTTACTACCTACTGCACGGGCTAACGTTCTCACTTAGAATGAACTCCATTCAGGATCGTTTCTGCGTAACCAGATTGGTTCGCATTGGTCAGGGGTTCCCTTAGGGGAAGGACACATGTATGCCTTCCAAGGACCCTTTGCACCACTACCTGTACGTGTGGACATCTGTCCATGCTTACAAGTACGACCTGTTGGTCCAAGATTTGGTCCACCAGTTGGATGAGCAGTGTGGTCTATCTGTGCATTTGGAAATGATTCACGCACATTAGATACTGCTTGAACTGCATTGGTTGGCGCACCAGTAATTGACTGAGCCATAGTCTTAAGAACTTCTTGTGACTCTTCAATGCCTACTGCACTTTCGAGAGCAGCACAGAAATCTGTGAATGTCTCTCCTGCTACCACGAAGATTCTACCATCGGGTAGTTTACTGCTAACCTGGAAATTTCCGGGCATCTATTTCTCCTCGCCTAGATTTTTATTGTTCTTAAAAGGTAGGTCAAGCACAGCATCTACTGCATCATCAAGCGATTTGATAATGGGTACAATGCTGGTAACCAAGTTATCCATGAGAATATCTCCCGTTTAAGTACTTACAGTATTGCACAACATCGCATCTACCGCAGTTAGACAGGTTAGGTAAAAATATATCAGCCTTGCGAGCGCGGTCAAAGGTATTTAATATATCTTCAACACGCTCTGCATCAAGGAAGTCTAAGTTCCATAACGAAATGTGACCTGAGCGAGCATCCCAGAAGCCAGCCCTATCGACTGTAATCCCCTGCTTACCTAGCGCCCACGCATAGACGGCTAGTTGCAGAGGATGCCTCTGGGACGACGCACCAGTCTTGATATCAACGAGTACCCTTTTCCCGTCGGGATCAAGCATAACACGGTCAATCGCCATCTTGACGGTGCTATCATCGATTGGAATCTCATATTGTTTTTCAATGAAGTCTTCGTAGATACCCCATTGTTTACGGAATTCTATCCAGCGATCAAGCATCCAGATGCCTTCGCCATACCACCATGACATGTCTTCACGCTTAGCAAACTTCCATGTGCTCATGTCACCATTGAGTTCTTCATCTGCTTTGACTTGTTCAAACCAAGCACGATTCCAGATGTCCTCAGACTTACCGCCTTCAAGGTCATAGTATTCAGTAGCCTTGTGCACGGCAGAACCACCAGTAAACCAGACGGCATGACCCTCTTGTACTTGGTCGATCTTAGTTAATTTATATTTCCAACCGCAATCCTGCCAAGTTGAAAATGACGAGTACGAAATATGTTCAGGTAATTTATTCATACGAGTACTATACCCAACCCGTATCTGCTTCGCAGATAAGCCCTGCCCGAACCCAGATTTTAAGAAACGCCCCCCTACCCCCCAAAAAATTTGGTGGTTCAGGGGAGCGATTCGAGCAACTGCCGTCACCCGTCATTTGAAGTTTCCGCCCCACGGTTACCCGCATGCGCAACTATACGCTATGTGTTATGATTGCGCAGATAGGGGGAATCATGGAAAAAGCAATCCAATATGCACTACAAGAAAAGTACGTTGAAGGTTATAATGATGCCAGAAAATCTATTGCTAAGCAGATAGAGTCTGGTTGCATCTCTGATGCAGGAGATCAGATTATAGTCTGTGAACACTGTAAGAACTCAGCCGATATTGCAAGGGGTATCTATGGCAACGTACGAGTATGAGTGTCCAGGCGATGGTGAGATAATTACCGTCATGCGTCCAATGGACGAAGAGCCTAGAGAGTATGACTGTCCTGTCTGCGGTTCTACATTACGTCGTGTGTACTCTGTACCTGGTGTACAGTTCAATGGTACAGGCTTCTACAGTACAGGGGGATAACATGGCTACACCGAAGAAGGAACACCCATACAGAGATACACCCTATGTGGAGGGTATCAAAAGTACACTTATCGACTTTGGGTATCAGAAGTTAGAGGCTAGATACCTAGCCCGTGAGATTGCTCAGAATCTTAAGAATTATCTTGCCGTACAAGAGGCTATGCGCTCGCGGATGGCTGCTATTAGACGCTAGAAATAACAAAAGCACCCCCTACCCTAGTATTTCTACTCAGGTAAGGGGTGTTCTCGTCTCTACGGGGCTGCTAGAGGCTTTAAAAGCCTACTTAGAGCCACGTCCAAACTCTGGTGCTGACTTGTCTAAAGCCTTTAATACGGGTCCAACGAGACCTGCAGCAAAGGCAGTAGCAAGGACCTTAGGGTCATGCTGACCAGCAGTGTATAGGGCTACAACAGATGCTGCTGCAGCACGGAAGTATGATGTTGCGATTGCTTGAAGTTTTGCTTTATCTACCATGAGTCCTCCTTAGGACTTGAAGACTGGCTTGCCGAATCCTACGACAGTCACAGCCTGTGATTTACGGAGTTTAGATCCGTTCTTCTTCTTGAAAGCGCGAACCTTAAGGCAGACTTGTCCGCCATTACGTTGATCGCCCTTCTTATCAGGAGCGGTGTTACCCTCAATACAGGTAACTGTTCCATCTCCGTTATCTTTGACCACGATACCGATATGTGAGATACGATCTACACCATCGTTAGGGAAGTCAAAGAACACGATATCCCCTGGAAGTGGCTGAGCAGTATTGCTTGCCTTCTCCCATTGGTTTTTCTTCATGAAGGCTGATGCTCCATTGACTGTAGATACACAGTTAGGAATCTTCAAACCAACTTCATTAGCACACCACATAACGAAAGAACCACACCAAGGCAGATAATTTGCTTTTGTAAACGCACCATATTTGGTTTCATTGTCTTTAGGTCCTTCGATGACACCAAGTTGTGACTTGGCTGTTTCAATAAAGTCTGCTCTTTGTCCCATTACTCAGCCTTCTTATCTACCTTGGCAAATGCTTGGTTGATCTCATCTGCTGATAGGTGTCCGTCTGCTAAGTAGAAACGAGCAAGTGCTTCCAGTACCTGTGCTGCACCAAGTGCACCAGCAAGAACTCCTGCCTGCCACACTTCAATACCAACTAAGGAACCTGCACCAATAACTCCGAGAGACTCTGCTGCAATAACAGCAAAGATTCTCATCATTACGCTTTTAAATGTATCCATTATTTGTCCTTCGGATTACGTGCTTTGTATGAAATTGCCCAAAGCACTGATGTGACTACAATTGCGTAGCCCACTACTGTTTTTGCTGATCCCTCTAGTACTACCCATGCTACGAACATGCCTAGTAGGGTCCATGCTTGGTTCAAGAAATCTGAGAACCATTTCATTCAGGTTTTCTCCTATACGTGGTTGAGGCTGCAGCGGATGCTGCTGCTGCGACGGCTGACTGTGTTGCGATTTGTCCCACGATTACTGCTGCAATAACAACTTTCTCTGACTTGGCTCTTACTTCTGGAGACATGTCTGCTCCTACTTGACCTAATGCTGAGAAAGCAGCAATTGGATCAGTGAAAAGAGTCGTTAAAAGTTCTGCAGGGTTTTCTAGTAATGCTATAGCAACTGCTTGTTCCTGTGTAAGAACTACACCATTATCAAGAGTTACTGTTTCTTCTTCTGCAGGAGGTTCAGGTGCTACCTCTGGTGCAGGTTCTGGTTCAGCAGGTGGCTCTTCTGCAGGAGCAGGTGGCTCTTCTACTGGAACTGGTGGTTCCTCTGCTGGAGGTTCTACTGCAGGAGGTTGTTCTGCAGGTGGTTCCACAATAGCAGGAGGTTCTTCTGGTGGAATAACAGGTTCTGGAACTGGGTCTGGATGAGGAGGGGGAACTGGTCTGTCACCAGGGTTACATACTGGAGGACACACATTATCTATCGGAATAGGTGTCGGAGTAGGAGTTGGTTCAGGTGTTGGTTCTGGATTAGGACCACATACTGGTGGGCATACCTGTGGGACTGGAGTAGGCTCAGGAGTAGGAGTAGGTTCTGGAGTTGGCGTTGGCTCTGGCGTAAGTTCTGGAGTAGGTGTTGGTGTTGGAGGTACTGGTTCTGGTTCCAATACTGGAGGAACTTTTACTTGTGTAACTCCTGCTTGTTCTAAAGGAACAACTGTACCATCAGTAAGTCTTGCACCTGTGCGCTCATTACCCTGTAATGGTCCATTAGTTGCATATGAATAAGCA